CAACTACAGAATTAGTTGGAGCAACTATTTGAAATCCAATCGCTGCAGAAGTTATCTGTATTCCTTTAACAGGGTGTATTATGTGTACAGCAGATAATGCTACTGGGCCTGACGTAGGAACTGATGGGCCTATGTCTAAAACTCCTTTTGGAACAGGTGAAAGTGGTGCAACGCCTATCTGAACTGGGCCATTTAATATGGATAATCCACCAAATGGCGAAGATTCATAAGGAAGTTTCTGTGGGTTTGCGATGCCTGCTGCAGTTTGACTTCCAATCGTAAGTCTAGTTCCAGAAGTTACAAAATTATGAGCCATTATTGTGCCTCCAAGGCATCTTTAAGTTGTGTGAGTTTACTCAGTGGTATAGATGCAGCAAAATCAGCAGAGGAAGCCATATTCAAAACCCCTGCAACAATACCACCAGTAACTTTTGCGGATATTGTAAAGTCCTTTCTAGCAGTCAATCTTAGATTAGATCCGACTATTCTAATATCAGGTGAATCAATTAAAACATTTTTATTAGCAAAAACCTGAACGTCACCATCATTCGTATCAGATGTACCTTTCGCAACTAATTTTATGTTGTCAGCTTTTAATATTATATCACCATTATCACAATCTATTACATAATCTCCATTATGACATTTGATAAGTTTAGCAGGAATTATCTCATCTTGAGCTGCATCTCTATTCCTTTCTATTGCTTTTCCAAGAGCCTCTACTGATCTTCCAGAAACAGCACATTGTAAATTTTCTCGATTTATCCCATCTTCACAAAATGCAAAACCAGATCCACCATTAGTTAAAACACGATAACTGATATTTCCGTATGGTGAATTTTGTCCTGCCTCTACACGATAATGGTTCTTAATATCAAGATCATAATCTCTGTATAATTTTTTAGCGTCGGAATATGTTTTTCCACCAGATCTTGTATTTGAAAAATCACCTCTTGTTGGTAATCTATCAATATTTCCTTCAGTGAGATCATCTGATAGATCATCGACTTGTTGCGAAAAACTGTCTGTCATTACTAACCTACCCTATCTCTTGTTAATGGTTTTTCAACACAATCAACCACAGATATAACCTGAGTTGGATCAAGTGTCTCTGATACT